ACTCGTAAGGTTGATCAAGACCTTAACAAGAAAGGAGCATAGCGGTTTGTCGAGGCAACAAAAAAGAGCCCAACAAAAAGCTGAGCGACGTGAAACGATTCGGTTCTGGCTAGAAATCATTACCTTTATCGTCTTACTGATCGATCATCTAATTGCTTGGCTCTAAAAACATAAAGCAAGGGGAGTTAATTCTCCCCGAGCTTTAGTGTACCTTGACAAGTTGTAAGAATCAATGAAAAAAGAAACACGAGAAAGAGTCGAATTATGGCTGTTAGTAGGGATCCTCATTCTATCCTTACTCAGTCTATTCGGTTTCTAGGGGATGATAAGTTGACAATGACAATCAAAGCAGCTCGAGTTAATGCTGGGTTAACTCAAAAAGAAGCTGCGGAAAAACTGGGTATCTCATATCAGACGTTAAGTCGATACGAGAACAATCCAGGACAGATGCCAGTTAAGATGGTCCTAGATATGTGTGATCTATATCACATCAATGTGGACTCTCTTTTTTTACATTAAAATTACGCATTGATGAGTAAAAAAGAGGTGTAAACAATGCAAAACGTAAATACAGAAGCTGCCATTGAGAACGCAGCAAACGTGCAGATGTTCAAATATGGTGACGTTGAATTGCCGGTTAAGACTTATGCAGATGGCTCAATTGAATTTGATGCTGAACAAGCTGCAATCGGGTTTGGATTGTTTGAGGTTAAGAATGGTAAAAAGTACGTAATCTGGAAACGGGTTAATAAATATCTTTCGACAGAAGTGTCGAAAGGTGATTTCATCACTGAACCACAGTTCTACAAGTTGGCGATCAAGGCCAACAACCAGGTCGCAGAGAAATTCCAGAATTGGGTAACATCCGAAGTCCTTCCATCGATCCGCAAGCACGGAGCTTACATGACGGACGAGAAGATTGAGGAAGTATTGCTTAACCCAGACACGATTATCAAGCTGGCAACGGAGCTTAAGACTGAGCGGGAGCGTCGATCAATTGCTGAACAGCGGGTCAATGAGCTGACGCCTAAAGCCAGCTACTACGATCTGGTGCTGAGCAATAAATCGTTGGTCACAATCACTCAGATTGCCAAAGACTATGGCATGAGTGGTCAAGCAATGAATCATAAGCTGCATGATCTAGGCGTTATTTACAAGCAAGGCGACACTTGGCTGTTATACAGCAAGTATCAACGGACTGGCTGGACGCATTCAGAGACAATCATGGTGACTAAAACAGATGGCACTCAAAAAGCCGTCATGCATACCAAATGGACGCAAAAGGGACGGCTTGGATTGTATGAATTGCTTAAACGGCATGGCATTCTTCCATTGATTGAAACCGTAGACGAAAAGAAGGGAGCATAGAGATGACTCGAAACGAAGCTAAGTCGAAGGCGGTCGATGAGAAATTAGTAGAAGCCTATGCTGTTAAAGCAATTCTGACTGCCATTGATGTGATTAACAAAATTCCAGATGATGGGTACCCATACCCTGAGCTTGCAAGCGAAGGCTACAGTCTCGCTGTTGAGAAACTTCGGGAAATGATCAAGCCCTATCTGCAAGACGACGATCTGGGGCTGTAGGAGGGTATAGCGATGGAGATCACATTAACTGATCAGGACCTACTTAGTTTGGCCAAGCAGATCGCACCGCTGATCACTACCACACAGCCTGAGCCGGACTGGGTCAAGCTTGAAGATATTCGAGCAGATCTTTTTGCCGGCAAAGCAAAATCGTGGATTCGGTTGTACATTTTCGACCGTTTCCCAGAAGTCCAGATTGAAAATCATCAACCCGGTGCTTGGGTTGTCGGCGCTCACGGGACGGGCAAGATAACTAAGATTTACCTGCCATACGCTCGAGCGTGGATGCATGAACATCACGATGAGATCAACTGGGTTGGAAAGGAGATACGATGATGGATTTATTTGCGCCGGCTCTGTTTGGACTGTTACTGCTGTTGTTAGTTGTCGACCACTCAATCCTGAGTGTGCGAATCGACAAGCTGGAAGGAGAAATCAAGTTATGGGAACGTTCAGAGCGCTGATTTGGACGCTGCTTGGCGCCGGATTTGCCTACGCTGAGATGTCAGGCCACGTGATCTGGGGAAACTGGGTCGCTTTGATCTGGATTGTGTTGTTTGCTTTGCAGACAACGATTAGCGCAACAAAAAAAGGCACTACCGAACATCGGTAATGCCAACAGAAAAAATATCAACAAGGAAATTTTAACATGGAAAAACAATATACGAAAGCCGATTTAGTTGAGGCATGGCAGTCAGGCTATGAAGAAGGCTATCAAGACGCGCTCATCGATGAAAACAACGATTATTTAAAGGACGAACCAAAACACGACTAGGAGATAACAAATGAACACTGCTGAAATCATTGCTGCTATCGCAACCGTTGACCAGAAACGAGCTGACGGTGAAATCGATAAGCAGTCCTACACGGACACTATCGACGCCTTGCAGCTTGAGCTGGCCGACAAGCTAGACGCCATTGCTTGGCTGATTAACGACACCGAAAAAGATTTAGCTATCTACAACCACGAGCTTGAAAAGATGGCTGAAATCAAAAAGGAACGGGACAAGGCGAAAGCCCGTGTTGACCGCCTGCAAGAATACGTTGGCTATATCGTTGCTAATTCCGGTTCGGCAAAGGTCCGCACTGATAAGCATGTGTATAGCAAACGAAAGAGCCAAACAGTCGAATTTAGCGATGAAAGTTTGATTCCTGCTGACTATTGGAAAGAAACGGTCAAAGTTGATCGAAAGCCAGTTAAGGCGGAAATCAAGAAGGCAATCAAAGATGGCAAGGAAGTTCCTGGTGCTTATCTGGCTACTAACTATAAAGGGGTTATCAAGTAATGGCAGACGAAAAGAAGAAGTCAGTATTTGAAACGTTATCTGCGGTTGACGTTTCAAAGCACGTTGAAGTTATTAGCATGCGAAAGGGTCCGGCACTGAAATACGTTTCATGGTCTTGGGCTTGGAACATGGTTAAGAGTATCTATCCAAACGCTAACCGTGTTATCGAAGAGTTTCCGGAGTTCCGGTTCAACGAAAAAACCGGTGCATGGTATGCAACTGGTCAAATGCTAGATTATCGAATCACGCCGGAAGGATGCGAAGTAAAGGTAACGGTAACGATTGAAGATGAAACATATTCTGAACGGCTGTACGTCATGGATATGCGAAATCAACCGGTCGCAAAGCCTAACATCGCACAGATTAACAAAACGCAACAACGCTGTTTAGTAAAGGCGTTAGCAATGGCAGGGCTAGGGCTTAACTTATACGCCGGCGAAGACTTGCCAATGGCTGACATCAACGAGGCTGACAAAGAGCAAGCAGAGCAGCGCAAGGAACAAGTTGATCAACAACGCAAAATGAACGCATTACAAGCCGAATATCGGCGCTTAATGATGGATTTGATTAATCGTCTTAATGGCGATTCAAAGCGTGCTGAGGAGCTTGTAAAGGGCACTCTCGGCGAAGGCAAACATACTGGTGAAGAGTATGTAAACGCGGTAAAAGCACTCTTAGAAAGCGGGGCAAACAATGATTAATAACGTATCACTCACAGGGCGTATCACTAAGGATTTAGAAAAGCACCAAACGAACAAGGGCACGTCAGTTGTCAACTTTTCGCTTGCGGTTGATCGCCGATTCAAGGATTCAAACGGCAATCGCGAAGCTGATTTCATCAGCATTCAAGCGTGGGGCATGACTGCTGATCTGCTTTGCAAGTATTGCGGTAAAGGTTCACTGATCGGAATTGAAGGTCGAATCCAAACTCGCAACTACGAAAACAATCAAGGCCAGCGGGTCTATGTAACCGAAGTAGTAGCCGAGAATGTAACATTCTTAGATTCCAAGAAGAATAACGATCAAAGCCAACAAGGCGGTTATCAATCTAATGGCTATCAGAACGATAACTACCAACAACCTTTCGACAGCGCTTTGCCGTTTGACGATAGCGCCGATGATGTTCCGTTCTAATGCTGCGGAGCGGTAAAGCTTACTGGGAGCAGGGCGGGTGGTGGATTGCACCGGACGAAACGCCTAACTTGTCGCATATCGAAACGATGTACGGCAAAACAAGCGGTGTACCGGTGCAATACGAAATCCCAGATAGGCGAAAAGCAAGACCAAAACAAAGAAGGTTATTTTTCGCGCTGTTAAGCGATATTCACAGATGGTCAGGCGAACCGGCTGAGTGGTTGAAGGAATATTTTTATCTTCAATACACAATCAAGACGGCTGGTAAAGAGATTAGCTTGACAAACGATACTGTCAGCACGGTATCAGACGCAACAGAGCTGATAAACATAGTGATCGATTTTATTTTCGATTACCAGGTGCCAATCAACGACGGCTATCCGCTGTTGCCACGTGATGAAGCATATTTCCAATTCAAGTGCATTCAACACCGGCGCTGCTTGATCTGCGGTCGTGCTGCTGACATTAACCATATTGATGAGGTCGGCATGGGGCGTAATCGTAACAAGCTAGACCATACGCAAGCGAGATTATCAGCGCTTTGTAGGGTTCATCACGGAGAATTCCATCAAATCGGTTATAAAGCGTTCTGCAAGAAGTATCGCTTAACAAGCCTTGGCGTGAAGGTAAACGCCGAAACCCTTAAACGAATTGGTATGAAGGGAGTTTATCATGGCTGAACGGAAAATCGTTAAACAAGACCGAAAGTTTGAAGGTGTTTGGATTCCCGCCGAATTTTGGCTAGATGAAAACTTAAGCATTATGGAAGTTGTCTTACTAACTGAAATCAAGAGCTTAGATAACGATAAAGGCTGCTTTGCTTCAAACGCTTACCTTTCTAGCTTTTTCGGTCTGAGTAAAGGCCGTATATCACAGCTGGTTAACCAACTCAAAAATAAAGGATATATCACAATCCAATATCAAAGAGAAGGAAAGCAAATCAAGCAGCGAGTGATAAGGGTAGTTAGTCAGCTAAATAGGGGTATTAAATATCCTAAACAGCCTATTAAGAATACTAAACAAGGGTATTTAGAAAACGTTAAAGAGAATAATACAAGTATTAATAATACAGTTAATAGTACAGATATATATAGTCAGGCAGAGCCTGACAGTGTAGCTATCAGCGTAAAAACAATTGTTGACTATCTGAACGAAAAAACAGATAGCCACTACAAAGCAACTACACCAAAGACCAAGCAGCTAGTTCAAGCAAGACTTAAAGAAGGATTTAGCGTTGATGACTTCAAAACAGTTATCGACAAGAAAACTGCTACTTGGCTGAACGACAACAAGATGAACAAATATCTACGGCCGTTAACGCTGTTTGGAACGAAGTTTGAAGACTATCTAAACGAGAAAGTGAAGGGCCAACCAGACAAGAACGATCCTTACTATACCGAAAGGATTAATCCGATGACTGGTCAGCCAGACCCTAACGGATTGACGCGGTATCAGATGGACAACGAATACTGGTAGTTTACGGATTTCAAATCCGAAAACCTAATGGAGGTGAAAACATGTTAAGCGTAAAAGATAGCGCTAAAGAAGGCGTTAAGAGCTTAAAGAAAATCTTTTCCAAAGAGGGCTGGGAACTGCCAGACGTTGATCTGACAGACAAGCAAGCAGCGGTTGACTACCTGAAAAAGAAAGCTGAACCCCTGCATAACGAATGGCGGAAAGAGAACGCACGGCACAACTTTAACCGAGTGTTTAACAAGTCGCTATGGACTGGTGAGCCAATCAAATTCACATATGCTGATTGGCAACCAAAGAAACAGCCAAACGAGCAATTAGCCCGCAATTTAGGCAATCAATCGTACTTATTAGCCAAAGAGATTGCAGAAGGCGAACCATATCGGGTTTATCTAGCAGGAAAGCCAGGCACTGGCAAGACAAGCCTAGCGTTGGCAATGGTTGATTTCATCAGAAACAACTCAAACAAGACGGCTATGTTTGTTTCAACCGACGCACTAGCAGAACTGTATGCAATGCGTTTTGACGACAAACAAGCTCAAAACCGGCTTTATGAGCTGAATGCCTATATGAAGGGCGACAAGCGATTGAAGATTGAGCCGGTGGACGTTCTAATCTTAGACGACTTTGGAACGGAAGGCGGTATGCGGACCGACAAGCAAAGCCAAGTCCGAGTTGATATGCAAAAGGGACTGTTTGCAGTAGCAGACGCACGGTACGGCAATCAAGCGACGATTGTAACAACAAACAACACGATGGCAGAGCTTGAAGCAATGTATAACGAGAAGCTATTAAGCAGACTGATAACACGGAATCAAAAGCGCCGAATGGTGTTTAACGGCATGACAGACGTTCGGTCAAGCATGATTTAGAAGGTGAAGAGATGTTAAAGCTAACGAAAGACAAGATGATCTTAGACACTGAGCAATGCTGCGCTTGGTGTGAAGGTTCAGGCTACCTGGATACAATCGAACGCAAGTGCCCGTTCTGCGGTGGCGATGGCATGCTGCGTATTGACCCGGCAATCGTAAGGGTGATGAAAAGTTCCGGGCATTGGGACAGTAACAACGATGTAGACGCAAGCTTAATGCACGATATGGGGGTATAGATTCTTGAAAGTTTTATCAAAGTTATTTTATGTACTAGCGATTGGTGCAATGCTGGCAACAGCGGTTGGCTTTTTCTGGGCATTATGGATTAACGCCATTGTAGGTGTAAAAGCAGTGGTAACTGCTATTTTTAGCGCTTTGATTTTCGCTTGTGTCGGTACGTCATTAGACCATTGATGATTAAGCTGATTTTGCCGATTGAACCGGTAGCACAAGCAAGGCCACGAGCAAGAAGGTTCGGCAAAGGTATTCGGCTGTATGACCCGCCTAAAACTGCCACGTTTAAACGCAAGCTGCATAAGCTAGCAAAGGAAAGCTATCACGGAAAGCCGTTAGATGGCGAACTGGAAGTAACAGTTATCTTTGGTCGGTCGGTTCAGAAGTCGATAAGCAAAAAAGAACGCAAATTGCGCCTGTTAGGACGCCATAGACCGACAGTAAAGCCGGACTTGGACAATTACATTAAGAGTGCTTTGGACGCACTCACGGGCGTTTTATGGGTAGACGACAACGCAATCGTAAAAATGGTTGCCGAGAAACGATATATGGAGCAACCAAGAATTGAGATAGAAGTTAGGAGTATGACAAATGTTGACTAAAGAAAAGTTAAGCGAAATCACTGAGAATGCAATCGGGCCGTTTCATTACACCTATGCCGTTGCAAAAGTAAGCTCACAAAACAGCTTTGCAATTCGGCTGTATGACCAACTGAACGATGAGCTGGTAGCAAGCCTATCTATCTACGAAGGTGATAAGCCTGGTTTGTTCACGATTGATTTAGTACCAAAACGAATTGGCAACAAGACTGATCGTGAAGTGCTGTGGTCAGTTAACAGTAAACTGGTTAAGTATATCGATGGGCGGTTAGCGGAAAAATACCATATCAAACTGCTAAATGGCGATTACGGCTATCTAGCAAAAACAGAAGGCACTGACTCATGGAGCGTAACATCACTAAAAATTGCCAAGATGAGCAACCAAAAAGCCACATTTACGGCTGTTGAAATCGATGATATGCAAACGGACGAAGCCTTCGCTAACGTGAATTTATGGCGTGCTGCTGAAGAAGTCGAGGAGGATTAAAGCATGGTATCGAGTTACAAAGGGACCGAAAACAACGAACAGTCAAAGGATTTATTGCTAACGCTAAACACTAACGATGGGCTTAGGCCTGTAAACATCAAAGGCGTATTCCGCACTGAAACTGCGCTGATTGATCAGGCACTGAGTAAGGGCACACTGTATCGAACGACCGATGAGTTTGGCAATTTAATCGCTATCGCACCAAAGCAAATCGTTAGTATCGGGGAGCTGATGGAAGATGAAGATTAAGATTGACGACAATTTTTACATCACGAGTGATAGCTATAATCCTGCCATTTTAGTTAAGTTTGGCATTAACAAGGAAAATGGCGAAATCGTTGAGCTGCGGCGTTGGTACTGTGGACGCAAACTAAGTGCTGCGTTTGACGAGTATATCAAGCAGACGGCAAACAACGATGATGAAATCAAGACCATGCAAGCATATGCTGCACTGGTTGATAGCACAGAAAAGCGAATCGCAAAGATGTTGAAGGAAGGGGCTATCTAGATGACAAAACGGGCGCGGGAACATGCGGGGCTTGTGCTTGCGTTGAAAGCATTCAAGCGCTGCTATCGTGCCAACGGGCCAGGTGTTTCTGGTCCACGTTGGCGGGCATAGAAAAGGAAATGGGGCGCTGGCAATGAAGAATAAACTAGCTGTTTTGATGGCTGAACGAGGATTAAAGATTGCTGATCTGTATAAGGATACCGGCATTTCAAAAACAACTTTAATGCAAATTGCTAACAATACGGGAAAAGGCATTCAGTACGAAACACTTGAAAAGCTGCTAGATTATTTTGATATTTCGCCAAATGAATTTTTTGGATATGAAAGCAAAGCAACGATTACTAGCTTTGAAGATTTAGGCCAACTATTCATTGATCTTGGTAAAAACTTTAACGAGTTAGCTAACAAAAGAAGGGATTAGTCATGAACAAATTAAGAGAGCTGCGCAAAAAGCGCAGGTTGACGTTAAATGAAATGTCGAAAGAACTAAAGGAACGTTTAGGCTTTGATATTACGCCGGACGCGTTATCTAAATATGAGCGTGGAGAGCGAAAAATGAACAATCTTGAAGCAGTAAAAAATATTGCATGTTTTTTCTGCGTTTCAATTGATTATTTATTAGGCAATGTAAGTAACATGTGTCGTGAAGAACAGGAAGAACCGGAAGAAGTTAAACAGCTAACGGATTGGTACGATTTCAAATATTGCCCATATTGTGGTCGCAAATTATAAGAGGCGCTGAAATGAAAGAACTGAAAAATCAATTAAAACATGAGCGAAACAAGCTTGATGAACAGATTGATGAGCTGGTCGAACACTTAGACCAACAGCACGCAAAACAAACGGTTAGCGATACGCAATTATCGTTGATAGAAACGCAATTCATGCTAATGGAAACGTATTACGTTCTTTTAGGCCGACGAATCAAGGATTTAGAACAAAACGAGTGAGGATCTTGAAAATGGTAGGTGATTAGATGATTGACATGAAAGATTTTTGCCAGCTTGAAAACTGGTATCGAACAACGTACCCCGATTTATATCTGGAGTATGACTTCCTGGACGATGACGGTTGCCCAGACGGCGAAACGGCAACAGCGAAGTACAAGAAGCTGCAAGCGATGATTAAGGAAATGCGAGCAAGCTATCATAAGCCCGGACAAAGCGTTGATAACTTTGCTATCGAAGCCGAGATTTACGAAAAGCAAAAAGAAGCACTAGAACGAGGCGAAAACTGGCATTGGGTTATTGAAAACGTGCCAATTTCCAGAAGCAGCTACCTTTACCACGTACGAAGAAACGGTGCGTTAAAGGTTATGCATCAAAAGTTGCCGTCATTTAAAAGGCCTGGTGTGAAAATCACCATTAAAGATTTAAAGTTAGGCAAAGCCATGCATTATGGCAGCATTCAAGCAGCAGAACGAGCGTTAGGATTTAAAACTCACGCGCTACACAACTATTTGAAACGCCGACAGCAAAAGCCGTATTTGGGTCGCTACGAAGTCGAAAGGGGTTAGGCATGTCAGTTAAACAAGCAGAATTATTTGACGAAATCGATGAGCAGGCAACCCGTCAAGCGGTGCGCGATTTCTTTTTTGATGATGGTTTCAACAAGCTAACGTTTAGCCATATTTTGCGCAAGGCGGGGTCAGGCGACATTAAAAGCCCGTCATTGTCTGCTGACGGAGGTTTCGGTGGTAATGGTGGAAATCACAACGAAGATGCTTTTATCGATCATACGGAGTACTCACGGGCGTTAAATGCGGTGTATGACGCAATCAACAATTGCTTAAGCGAAGAAAGCCGTGTTATTCTGAAAAACCGGTTCGTGAAACGTGAACAAGTAGAAGACGTCAAAGAGCTGCTGCATATCAGTAGCAACAAGAGCTGGCACAAGTCAGAAAAGTTTGCGTGCTATGAGTTTTCGGAAACAATCGAAACAGCCATTGCAAAGTACCAAGTTGAAGAGCTATTCCCTACGTTTACAATATTGAAGAAAACAACGGCTTAAAAAGTGGTATATAAGGTAGTACCAACTGGGGTACTAAGAGGGGATTAAACAGCGCTCAATAAAGTGGTAAATTGGTATTGTACCAGAGATGGCATAGAACCTTTGTTCCGATGGTCTTTCAAATTTGTTGGAAATGAAATCCTTTCAAGACGATTGTTTGGATTAGTCATACTTTGATTTCTAAGCTTGCACGCGCAAGAAAAAAATATTCGCGATTGCAAAGCGACTTTATACCTACTAAGCAAGGGAACTTGCTTTTTTATACCGTATAAGATGGCAAATGATCACTTCCGTAAACCTTAAACCTAATCGCTCCAATATTGATCATTTGCGAGGCGGTGCGATTCCGCCTTACGGTGTTACTACTCGAAAGACACGACGAGTAGTTGGAAGGTCCCAGGTGGGCTTGTTGTTAACGTTATTTGAACGATCTACCGGCGTTAGCAGCATGCAAAAAGTGGTGCGAGTCCACTACCTATCCTTTGCCAGAGATGGCACAAAATTAAACGGGTTGCATAATCCTTTGCATAGAATCCTTCCGGCACTGGTGTTCCTTATCAACGCCGGCGGGTTTGGTATCCTTAGCTCAATGGGCGAGCAGCCGTTATGCGGAAGATGTGGGTTCGATTCCTGCAGGATACGTTGCCACAGCAATGTGGCAAGGCCATTGCAATTTGGTTTCCATTCATAAGTAAATATTTCCCAAACCACACGGCAACCGGCTGCTGGAGCATTTAGCTTGGTTCGATTCCAAGCGCCGGTATTTCAAATCAAACAAATAATGCTTGCATTAGCTCAGCTTTGGCTGGGCTTTTCATTTTGGTTTAGGTGGTGACAACATGAGAGCATACAAGGATTGGGGCGTCTGCTCGTTTGAAGAACATAAGCTGCTCGTACTTGCTGACAAGATCTATCGCAAGCAGCATCCAGAATGAGTGAAAGACAAACCGGCTGAATACACGATCAAGCCACCGGTTTTACGTATAAGGAAAGGAGGTGGCCACAATGCCAAGAGTTAGACGATGCAGATATCCGGGATGTCATGCCATGTGCCAGCTGCCTGATCACTACTGCAAGCAGCACTATGAGCATGAGGCTGAGTATCTAGCCTCCCGGCAGAAGTGGACACGGTCACACAACACCGAGTATCAACGCAAGTACAACAACGTCACAAGATATCGTGACGATACCAAGTCAGCGCAATACCACTTCTACAAGTCCAGACAGTGGCAGTCGCTGCGCAAGCAAGTACTCGAGCGTGATCACTATGTCTGTCAGTACTGTGGCAAGCCAAACTCCAAGACCGTTGACCACGTCATACCAATCGAGTTTGACAGCAAGCTGCAGGCAGACACTGACAACCTGGCAACCATCTGTCGGGACTGCCATAGACTCAAGACAGCTTGGGAGCAACGGCACTATGGCACTGGCAAAGACAACCAGTTGATAGCTGGTGCTGAGCCAATCCATGACGTGGACGTTATAGCCAAGCTCATAACGCTGTGAGAGGCTCATATTTGCTCTCTCGCGCGTTTTAAAAATTTTTGATGAATTTATCGAATCAGATTTTAAAATTTACCCCCGCCCCCTATTCGCTTGCCAAAAGGAGCGCACACAGTTCAGCCGTCTCTTACAAAAATGCGATTTTAAAAATTTTTACCCCAGGGGGGCTCCGAAACGTTCCGAATCTGCAGAAAGGAGAGCCAAAAATGCCAAAACAGGTGTTTTTTAAGCAAAATCACGGCCATTTGCCACCAAATCCGCCTAATTATTTCGGACCAATTGCCGCTGCTTGCTGGCGAAAAATAGTGCCATATCTAGAGAGTACCGAGCGGGTCCAGCGAATTGATGCCGGCATGGTCGAACAGTACTGCACTCAGTACGAAATCTACCGTCAGGCGTATGCTGACGTGCAGGAAAACGGCATCCAAACCAAGCTGTTTACGTCATTGCAGAACGCAGCCGGCAAGATTATCGGTAAGGATTTCACCGGATATCGAAAGAATCCGGCGGTCGGAATCATGACTGATGCAAACAAGCAGCTTAACTCGATTGGCATTCAGCTTGGCCTGACGCCTAAGGGAAGACAGGACCTTATGCAGATTGCTAGTCACGAGAAGAAAGATGATACAATTAGTGCGATGGAAAAATTCTTTGGCTGAGGTAAAGCGATGAGGCGTAAGATTAATTAGAATTAAATACACCGAAGATGTTAATAAGGTTTTAGAGCAGGTTTTATAATAACCTGCTTTTTTATTAGAAGGGGGGTGATGCTATGAATATTGACCTTACTCAATCGCATGATGTACTTGGTATATATCATAAGATTGACTATTCAGAGATTCGCAAACAATACAACGATGCTGGTACTCGTTATTGCTTTGATGTGCTAGATGAAAAAATTCCAACAGGATATTTGATTAAACTTGCTTGTTTTCGCCATTTACAAGATCTTACAAGGCAAAACAGCACAAACTTTCCTTATCATTATTCAATTGATGAAGCTAATAAGTTGCTGAAATTTGCCAGTGTGTGTCCTGATGTTGACACTGGTGAGCCAACCAAATTGATGGATTGGCAAAAGTTTATTTTTTCTCAATTGATTGGTTGGCGAAACAACGAGGGTGGCAAGCGATTTAGCCGCGCTATTGTTTCTATTTCACGTGGGCAAGGAAAAACTTTCTTAATGGCTATTTTGATGTGCTACTCATATTTAATTGAATCAATAGGACTGTCTAACCAAGATTATTTGGTTACTTCAATTAACTTTAAACAAACCAATAAAATTTTTGGGTACATTAAATCAATGATGAGAAAAGTAACTTCAATTGGCCCATTTAAACAATTGGCTAAAGAAACAGATTTGCATTTGCAAAACGATCAAATTATTGAAAAGAAAACCAACAACATATTGCGAGCTATATCTCATGAATCCGGTCAATATGATTAGCTAGGCTCATTTCATTTTACGACCGCTATTTTTGATGAAATTGGTGAAGTCGCAAGTCGTGAGAAAATAAGCAAAATTATCTCTGGCCAAGTGAAGGTTAAAAATCGTCAATTCATTCAAATTTCTACCGCTTATCCAGATCCCTCAGTTCCATATCATGAAGATGAAAAAATGATTGAAGAATTAATGGAAAAAGATGGTGATCGAGATGGTGACACTTATCTGGGACTAATTTGGAGTCAGGATAGCCTAGATGAAACATTTAAACCGGATACTTGGATTAAAAGCAATCCGTTATTAGGGCTTGATAACCAAAAGAAAGTTTTAATGCAAGGGCTTCAAGACAAGCGTGATTCGGATATGTTAGCCGGTACGGTTGGCGATTTTCAAAACAAGAACCTGAACATGTGGCTTCAGGAGGCTACTAACTCGTTCCTAAAACTTGCTGATATCGAGCGGGCAGTTAAAGATGATTTTAGTTTTCGTGGTCAACAGGTCTACATCGGTTTTGACTACTCTATGTTCTCCGATAATACGGCAATTGCCTTTGTCTTCCCGTATACCGATGCTGACGGTAACCAGAAATGGCATATCAAGCAGCATAGCTTTATTCCGTGGCAGAAAGCTGGATCGATTGAGGCTAAGGAAAAGCAAGATGGCATCGAGTATCGAGAGTTGGCTAAAAAAGGCTACTGTACAATCACCAGCCATCCACAAGGCCTGATCAATGACGACCAGGTCTATCAATGGCTGCTTGATTTTGTGGCTGACAATGATCTTAAAGTCCTGTTTTTTGGCTATGACGCGTGGGGAGCAACCAACGCAATCAAACAGATGGAAATCAACACGGAATGGCCACTCAATCCGATTCGGCAACGGACCAGTGAGCTGAAAGACCCGACAAAGTTTTTGCAAAAGGGCTTTGTTGAGTCGTCAATCACTCGTGATGATGATGAGATCATGGAAAAAGCGCTTGTTAATGCCGAAATCATCCAGGATAAAATCGGGATCCAAGTTGATAAAGCTAAGGCAACGTTGAAAATCGACGTTGTGGACGCAATTATCGATGCGCTATATCAAGGGATGTACCATTTCGAAGATTTTGGCATGGCCAATGACAAATCAAAACAAGTCGAACTGATGACCAGTGAGCAGGTTAAAGCCTGGTTTGAGAACGAAGACTCCGGCTTGCTGTAATGGAGGTGGCCTATGCTGAAATTTATCTGGAAATATATTGATGTTTTATGTTTTTTAGCTGCAGCGTTCTTTATCGTCTGGGGCTTTTTTAGATTAAGCATTACGGCCGGCATTTTTGCGGTCGGCATTGCGCTGATTATGGTTGGACTGATTACCGAGATGATTGCGAGCTGAAAGGAGGTGATTGAATGCCGATTTTTAAACTGAGAAATAAAGCTAACTCTGTTTTATCGATCGCGGATGATCAAAGCATTATCAATTTCCTCAATCCAAACGGCTCAAGCGATTATGTGGATGCGTCAACTGCTCTGCATAACTCTGACGTCTACTCACTGATCTTTCAACTGAGTTCTGATCTGGCAAATGGCAGATTTGTTGCCGAAAAGTCGCGGACGCAAGGGATGCTTGACAATCCTACCGTCACCAGCAACGCTCATGCGTTCTGGCAGTCAATGTTTGCTCAGCTGCTGCTTGGCGGTGAGTGCTTTGCCTACCGTTGGCGCAATAACAATGGCATTGATAGTTATTGGGAATATCTAAGACCATCTCAGGTATCACCATATTTGCTAGAAGACGGCTCTGGGCTGATCTATACGGTTACGTTTGATGAGCCAAGCGTTGGCGTTGTTGAGGCCATACCACAGTCCGACATGATCCACATTCGGCTTTTGTCCAAAAACGGCGGTAAGACTGGCATCAGTCCACTGTCAGCTCTGGCTAATGAGCTGAGTATCAGCAAGGCAAGTAATCGGCTGACTCTCTCGGCACTTGCGCAGTCTATTTCCGCGCCTGGGATTTTAAAGATCCAGAAAGGCGGTCTGCTCAACGCTAAGGAAAAAGCTCAACGCTCGCAGAAGTTTATGCAGCAGATGCAGGCGTCGGGGAGCGGGCCAATCGTGCTTGACGATTTGGAAGACTATCAGCCGTTGGAAATCCAAGGCAACGTTGCTCAACTGCTGAATCAAGCCAACTGGACCGGCGCACAGATTGCCAAAGTATACGGTGTATCTGACTCGGTTATCAATGGTCAAGGGGACCAACAGTCATCGTTGGCTATGATGGGCAATGACTATGCCAAGTCGCTGAGCAGGTTTGCCAAAGCAATTGACAGCGAACTCAGCAACAAGCTGACCGGCAACGTCAAACTGGACCTGCGACCGGCCGTTGATCCGCTTGGCGATACGTTTGCCGGCACGATTTCATCGATGGTTAAATCGGGGACTCTGGCAGGAAATCAGGCTGCTTACGTGCTTGAACAATCCGGGTATTTACCGGAAAAGCTTCCACAAGCTGATAACGCAGAGAAGGGAGGTGAGAACGATGACCAAGATTAACATTAAAGGTGACGTTGTCGACAACATGACCGGCAAATTTTACAGCTGGTTTGATCTGGATTCCGCCTATCCTCAGGCAGTTGAACGGACGTTAGCCGATGCCGATGATGATCTGGTGGTGGACATCGCATCGCCAGGTGGGGACGTACACGCGGCATCCGAAATCTATACGATGCTGCGCGACTATCCCGGCAAAGTTACGGTTAACGTGCTGGGCCTAGCTGCTAGTGCAGCATCGGTTATCGCGATGGCTGGGGATGAGATCAACATGTCACCAACCGCGCAGATGATGATCCATAAGGCATGGACCGTAACGCAAGGCAACGCCGATGATCTCGACCATGATTCCAAGATGATGGATACCGTTGACCAAACGATTATCAACGCTTACGAAGCCAAAACCGGCTTAAAGCGGGATGAAATCGAAAAACTGATGGCAGACGAAACTTGGATGACGGCTAAAGATGCCGTTGATAAGGGTTTTGCTGACAAAATCATGTTTGCTGACGAAAATCAGCCACAATTGGTCAATGCTGTCCACAGTATCCCTTCGCACGCCGCAATCAACAAATTTATGACGCTTATGGCCAAGGCCGAACAGCCAAAGCCAGAAGAAAAGCCGGCTCCGTCTGTTTATGACGAGAAGCTGGCTATTTTATTAGACAAAAAGGAGGCCCAACATGGGAATCAATGAACTGAACAACGCTTGGATTGAAGCCGGCCAAAAGGTTTCTGATCTGAACGATAAGCTTAACGTCGCTCTGATGGACGACTCTTTCGATCAAGCAGCTTTTGCAGATTTGAAAGAACAACGCGACCATGCCAAGGAACGTCGCGATGCTCTGAAAGACCAGCTTAATGAAGCTCGCGCAGCAGAAGTAGTTAAGATGCACGACGGCGACAAGGAACCGCTGAATGACAGCCAACTGTCGCTGAAGGACAAGTTTGTTAAGGACTTTAAGGACATGGTTACTACGGGGACGACTGGCACTGGTAACGGTGGTCTGACGATTCCAGATGACATCCGTACGACTATCAATACTCTGGTACGCCAATATGCATCTTTGCAAAATCTGGTTCGTGTAGAATCCGTAACGACCGAATCTGGTTCGCGGGTTTACGAAAAGTTCTCCGATATCAAGCCATTGGCATCACTGGATGATGAAACGGCTGCAATCGGTGACAACGATGATCCAGAACTGACTACGATCAAGTACCTGATCAAACGTTACGCCGGTATCACGACCGTTACCAATACGCTGCTGAAAGACACGGCTGAAAACATTATTGCATGGCTGTCTACTTGGATTGCCCGCAAGGTTGTCGTTACTCGTAACCAAGCTATTCTGGCAGTTATGAATACGGCATCCAAAAAGCCAACGATTGCTAAGTTTGATGACATCAAGGACTTGGAACTGACCGCACTTGACCCTGCAATCAACGCTACGTCATCGTTCTTGACCAACCAATCTGGTTTTGCCGTTCTGGCCAAGGTTAAGAACGCAATGGGCGACTACCTGGTACAACGTGACCCAACCAGTCCCGAAATCTATCGTATTGGCGGTAAGCCAGTCACGGTAGTTGCTGACCGTTGGCTCCCAGACGTATCTAGTGCTCATCCACTGTACTACGGCGACTTTAAGCAGGCTATCACGCTGTTTGACCGGGAAAACATGAGCCTGCTGACGACCAACGTTGGTGCCGGTGCCTTTGAACATGATGAAACCAAGATTCGTGTCATTGACCGGTTTGACGTTGAACAAGTCGATGGTGACGCATACGCAGTTGGCTCGTTTACGACAGTTGCTGATCAGACGGCTAACTTCCAAGCTTCCGCAGGCGCTGGTAAGTAGGCGATTTAAATGGCTGTATCAGTAGACGATGTAAAAAAGGTACTATACCTTGACGGCACGGACGATGACGTACTGCTGCAAGCCTACATTGGTGCAGCCGAGCAGTACGTTAAAGGTGCAATTGGTGATGGGGATGCATTTTACACGCAAGACAGCGTCTCGCCATTGTTTGATATGGCAGTAAAGTCGCTTGCAGCTACCTATTACCAATATCGCCTGAGCATGTCAGATATCCAGACATACGAGATTGACCTGACCGTCAATAGCATTATTGGCCAGTTGCGTGGACGATATGACGTTTGGGAGGCGAGCCAAAATGAAACTACCAATCAGCCGTCTGAACCACATAATTGAACTCGGTACGGTATCAACAGTTCCGAGCAGGACATTAGGCGGTTCGCTTCAAAACTTTGTGCCGACTCAAACTCTGCACTGTGCAATCTATCAGCGGTCTCAATCACAGCAGTATGCTTTGGTTGGGACGGCATTAGCAGATACAACGGTAGTAGCTGTTCGCTCTCAGTATCATGTTGACAAACAGCTCAAGGTGAGATTCAAGGGCGACAGTACGATCTATGACATCTTGACCATATCCAGGGATGAGAGCCATACGACTACGCGTTATGATCTGCTGACGCTTAAGGATACTAAGAAAGCTGGTGCTACTAATGAATGATCTCGGTAAAATGCTAGAGGTATTTGGCAAAAACGCCGAAAAATTTGTCATTCCTGATCATGCTACGAAGAAAGCGATGACTGCTGCTGGAGCCGAAGTTTTAGCAGACGAATTGCGCAAAGCAACCCCGCGCTCGACAAAGAAAAATCCAAAGTATGGTCACCTGCAAGACAATGTCGGTTTTCAAAATACTGACATTGACGGCGAAGATGACGGCAATTCCGTTGTCGGCTTTGGTCAAAAAGCCTATATCGCCAGATTTCTGAATGACGGAACCGTTAAGATGAAGGCTACTCACTTTGCTGACAACGCGCGTCGTGATTCAGCTGACAAGGTTTTTGCAGCAGAGAAAAAGGTGCTTGACGCAAGAAATGGCGGTGTCAAATGATGGAACTGCCAGTTTTTCAAGCGTTAGACCTGCTCGATGGCAAATTTGACTGGATTGATGAGATTTATACTGATTCAATCCCAGAAGAAGAGTCTGATTATGAAAGCAAGACGATCTGCTTGATTACAGAATGGCTGAACGAGCCTACCTACTATGCCAACCATACTTTCAAGGGATGGACGGTCGGCGTGGAAGTGCAGCTGTTCTACAAGCTCGATAACGATATCAGCGCACTAGATGGTGAACAGGCACTAGCACGGCTGTTTGTTGACAATAATTGGACTGTCGAACAATCGAAAAATCACATAAAAGACCCCGACACTAAGCAAGTGACGAAGGTCTTTTATTTTGCAAAAGATGAAATTATCAAGGAGGGGAATTAAATGTCCGCAGGTATTTCTACTTCCGGTATCAATTGGATCGCGTTGGCACTGATTGACGATACTGGGAAAATTATTGCTGACGCTACAAAGGGGCTCTCTGAGTCCGGCGTAGTATTGCTGGATGGTGATGGCGAAGGTGCCACGACTGCCAACATTACTAATATTGAAGAAGCAGGCACGCAACAATACGCTAACAACAAAGTTAAGCGTAACGCTCATGGTACGCCAACTCCACAGGTTGCCGTTACGTACCTCGATTTGCCTTATGAAATTGGCATGAAGTGCAGCGGTTATGAGCTTGATACAACTGGTGGTGCAACACTGGGCAAAAAGCCACACTTGGCAATGCTGATTTGCTCTGACGATTTCAAGGGCAACAAGTACTTTGACGGGTTTGCTAATGGCGAAATGATTATGCCAACTCGTAATCACGGTACCAACAACAAAAACGAAACTGACGCCAATGCTGCATTTACCTACCAAGCTTTAACGCCAATTGACGACACTGTCTTTGTTAACTCAAATGGTACGCAACAGCCATACAAGCAGTGGAACAGCGGAGCAACTGGGTACAGTGCTGCAGCTATGCTTAAGGAAGTATTTGGTGGCTATACCGGTGACGATATCACCAAGCACGGTCAAACCACTACTTCCGGCAGTACTGTTGCTCCAGGCTAAAAATTTTAAAGTCGCCTAGTAAATACACAGTACCAATGGGGCGGCTGATATGAGGTGTCAAAAATGGAAAAAATTAAAGTAGATGCATCCCTGTTTGGCATTAAGCAGCCAATTGTGATTAAGCCAACCGTACGGGTAACGTACAAGCTTAACCAGTTTATGAAGCAGGCGTTAGAGGCTTCCCTGGCTACTGATGAGTCTGTTAACGATCAGGATGCACAAGGGAAATTTGTTGAAGTCATTGATCAAGAAGCCGAATTTATCGATGGTGCAATCAAGTTTATCGCGCAATTGTTGCATATTGACGAAGACCGCATTTGGGACAATGCCACCGAAGAAGAAATCGGGGCTTATCTGTCATATCTGCGCAGTCGTACGTCTGGTGTTAGTGAAAAAGAAGCACAAGAAGCGCTAAAAACTGTAGACGAATCCCCAAAATTGGAAGCGGTGAAATCCGCAAAAGAATCTGGGAACTCAAACAAGAAATAGAAGACATCAATTACCTTAAGCAGCAGTTAATGCTTAATAGTGGTGTCTTGCCAGATGATTTAGACAATCAAAACTATTTAGAACTGTTGGAAACTTTGAATGCGCGGTCAAGGGATGACAGGCCAATGAACCCAGAAGACGCGCACGCGCAATTATCTAAGATGTTTGGAGGTGGATAGCTTGAAAGTACAGAATGAAATAGCCACACGGATTTCGGTTGATACGATTTCTGCCGTTGGAAGCATGTCCGCCTTCCGAAACGCAATTACGGCCACAACCAATGCCTGGAAGGCTCAAGAAATAGCCTTAAAAAACAGCGGCGACTATACGCAGGCCGCTAAGGTAAAACTTGATGGCCTTACTCAGGCAATGGAACTGCAGCGTGCAAAGATCGAAGAGCTGCGCAGTCGTCAAGACGGTCTTGATCAGTCTAACGAAAAACAGGCCAATCAGTGGCTGAGACTTGAAAAGCAGATCAATCAAGCCAGTCGTCAGTTAGCCAGCTACGAAGCTCAAGCTCAGCGTGCTAAAGCAGCCTATGAGTATCAAGCATCCGGCTTATCAGACTTGCAGTCAAAGTACAAGTTGACGCAATCGGCATCACAAGCCTACGTTGACCGTATGGCGGCCGAACATCGCACCGCTTCTGAAACGGTTGCACGCTATCATCAACTGGCTTCTGGCCTGGAAAACTTACAGCAACAGTATAAGATCCAGTCCAGAATGCTTGAGGAAATCAAGAGCCGTTCTGGTGAAACGTCTGACGCTTATCTCAAGCAAAAACAGCGGTTAGACGAAACCGCAACGTCAATTGCCAAAACGCAAGACGAGCTTAAACAGCTTCGTGTACAGGAGGCATCCCTTGAGCCGACTGGTATTGCTCGTGTTGACAATGCAATCATCAAGATGCGCGACCACACTGAGCAGATTCAGCCAAGACTGGACCGGCTTAAAGGCCAGGTAAACAGTTTCTGGGATTCTGTTAAAAGCGGGGTTATGGCTGCCGGAATTGCCGTTAGTGCATTTACTGCATATACGGTTGATGGTGCCAAGAAGGCTGAAGACATACAGCATACGTATGTTACCAACACTAACTTGATGACCACTGCCGGCGAAAAGCACAAGGATGTCCAGAAGGCAATCAATCAGATGTATGCCGATGGTTCCAGCCTGTCGGTCAAATACGGTGTATCACAACAGCAAATCGCCGAAGGTTACCAGACGCTGATCAAACGTGGTTACGATAGTCAGATGGCTTTAGGCGCTATGCCAAAACTGTTGCAAGCGGCTAAGGCTTCTGGGGATGACTTTGATGACACGATGGAAGTCACGACCTCAACTCTGGAAGCTTTCGGGATGAAGTCCGATAATGCCAATAAGATGATGCAAGCCACGTCTTATACGGCAAACATCTTAGCCAAAGCAGCTGATGTTACGTCTACCGACTTTTCAAAAATTGGTATCGCTATGCAGTATGCCGGTGGTACGGCCAAAGGCGCTGGTATCTCAATGAAAGATACTGCATCCGCACTGGGCGAGTTATCCGACAAGGGTTTGGAAGCATCACAAGCCGGTACCAGCCTGCAGCGGATTATCGTACGTCTGTCCAGTGGTTCTCAAAGCGCCACCAAGGCATTTAAAGAGTACGGATTGTCGATGGACGACTTCAAGACTAAGTCTGGGGAGCTCAAATCGATTCCAGAAATTTTTGATCAGATTAACAAGAAGGTTCCTAAGGCAGACCGACTGAAAGTCTTTAACCAGGCATTCGGCCAGTCGGCACAGTCAGCTGCGGTTATCTTGTCTGACAACCTTAAAGACCTGGATGAAGTCGAAGACAAGGTTAAGACTGCGTACAACGAAGACTATGTCGGCAAGCTGGCTCTGCGCAACATGAAGTCTGCTAAGAGTGCTCAGGACCGATTTAAGTATGCATCGCAGGCAATCCAGATTGAGGTTGGTCAGGCACTTCTGCCGGCAATTTCTAAAGCTTCGGTTGCTTTGGCGGAAGCATTCAGCAAAAAGTCTACCAAGAAGGCATTTGCAGACCTAGCCAAGGACCTTGGCAAACTCTCAATGGCGGTTGTCAACTTTGCTGTGTACTGTTCCAAGCATAAGACAATGGTAGTTGGCTTTGCTAAAGCAGTTGCGGCAGCGTTTATTTTCACTAGAGCGATGTCTGGCCTTAATGATCTGATTAAAGGAATTGGGCTTTTTGCTCGTGTGCTCAAGGTGGCCACACTTGGATTTAATCCATGGATGATGGCGATTGAAGTCGCGCTTGCGCTGATCATTAAGTACCACAAGCAGATTGGCAAGTTCGCCAAAGACTTTGGTAAAGCCTTTAAGGACCTTGGCACGCTTATTTCAAAACAAACCAAGGAAACCAACAAAGAAATCGGCAACTGGTGGAACTCGACTAAAAAGAGCTTTGCTGATGGTTGGAAAGACCTGAAGAAAAAGACCGGTGATGGAATTGATGCCGTAAAACGCGGCTGGGACAGATTGAGCAGCGATACTGCCCGCTCGGCTCAGCAGATGTTTAACAAGCATAAGTCAACATTCCAAGCGGGCTATAAAGTTATCGAGGACCGGACTACTACTTGGCATGATCTTGTTTCGGGACGTTGGGACCGTTTAAGTGAAGACACTGAACGTACTGCGCAGGACATGTTTAAGTTCAACCGCAAGATCTTTTCCGATATGTACAACAAGCTGAATGACATGACGGGCGGTCGCTTAGGCGACATGCTTAAGATTTGGCAAGACATTTTTGGCAAGATCCGAGACGCGGTTGGCAATGCAGTTGGCAGTGTACATCGCCATTTCGTTGATTTGGTACATGGTGTACTTAAGCCATTTAAGACCATGATCGATGACGTCAAAGGCGGTATCAACTGGATTCTTGACAAAGTCGGCGGCTCTAAGATTGGCGGAGATTTCAGCATCTCGATGCCAAGCTACGCCAACGGTACCAACGACACTCATCCCGGCGGCTTTGCCAAAGTCAATGACGGCTTGACGGCACACTACCGTGAGATGTTTATGACCAAAGATGGCCAAGTTGGGATGTTCCCGGCTAAACGCAACTTGATTCTGCCGTTGCCAAAAGGTACCAGTGTGCTTGATGGCGAACGGAGCTATCAGCTGTCGCGTATGTTCGGGATGATTCCGCATTATGCAGACGGTGTGGGCAATGCTTTCAGCTCACTGCTCAGCAAAGTCGGGGATGCAACTGATGATGTTTTAGGCATGGTCGACAAAATCATGTCAAAGCCGGTCGAGTTTATGGAATCCGTATTCCAAAAATTTGTCCACGTCAGCACGCCGGTTAAGTTCGCTGCGGAGTTGGTTAAGGACGTGCCGATTTATATCGCTAAACAGATGGGCAACTGGATCAAGAAACAGTTTGAGACGCTTGCCAACCCAGGCGGTGCCGGGGTCGAACGTTGGCGGCCCTACATCATCAAAGCCTTCAAGACTTTGGGTATTGAAGCTACTGCTACGAAGGTTTCTAAACTGTTAAAACAGATCCAGACCGAATCTGGCGGTAATCCAACCGTACCGCAAAAGGTCTGGGACATTAACATGGCGAACGGCAATCCCGCACAAGGGTTGCTGCAGTTCATCCCAAGTACTTTTAACCATTGGGCAATTCCTGGCCACAAACAAATCCTTAATGGATATGATCAGATCTTAGCCGCTATCAACGCTTTGGAACATGGCGGTGAAGGTGGCTGGGGTAATGTTGGCCAAGGCCACGGCTGGGCTAATGGCGGTCTGATCTCTAACCATGGCGTTTATGAGATCGCGGAAAAGAATATGCCAGAATATGTCATCCCGACCGACATCAGCAGACGGTCACGTGCATATCAGCTGCTTGGCGAGATCGTTACTAGATTCCGCAACGATGATCCTACTTTGAGTCATAATGCTCAATATGTCGGCGGAGATAATCGCCAATCAGACGCTCTGAGCCACAAGTTAGACGAGTTACTATCCAAGTTTGATATTTTGTTGCGTCTGAGCGGCGATCAGGTAGACGCGATTAAAGCACAAGGCAGTCTTGATATGCAACAGTTGTACAAAAAGGAAGCAAAAGACGCGCGGATGCGTCAATTAGGATTCTAGGAAGGGGATGAGCAGATGTCGGATCCATATATCATGATCAAGGTTGGCGATCAGCAGGAAGTTAATCTCTGCGATCAGATAACCGGACTGCGTTATCTCGGATTGGACGACGCCAGCTCGTCGCCACAATTTACCAATCAGTACCAAGATACGACTGGCACTGATGGCTCGCCATTTGCCGGTCAGACTTTTGCTAAAAGGACATTTAGCGAGAAATTCTGGCTCAGCTTTGGCGGATATGATGATTTAGTATTGGCCAAGCATGAGCTTTATCGATTGTTTGGCTCACGCAAGTTGGTTCGGGTACGGACTGACACCAGTCCAGGCAAGGTATATTTTGGCATCCCAACGCCATTTGATATTGCACCGATTACCCCAGGGTCTAACGACGCCAACTTTTCAATTCCGTTTGATGTGCCGAATGGTTATCGTTATTCGCTGTATCGGAGTGATTCGCTACCAAGCACGACCGATGGTTGGCAGTTCGGTATGAATCTGCCCGAGCCTTTGCCGAGCTATCATTTTACTTCGGCAAGCTTTAACGTCTACAACGCCAGTGATATTGCGGTTGACCCGTACTATCAGCGCCATGATCTTAAGATCTCATGCAAGTTTAACGGCAACTCCATTAAGCTTACCAACAAGACCAATGGCACCAGCTGGCAGTACACACAGTCTAACGATGGCAGTCATACGGTCGTACTTAACGGGATTAACACCTATCTGGACGGCAACCTTGCCAACACCAAGACTGACTACGGGACGATATCACTGGAGCCCGGATGGAACAGCTTTACTGCCGAAGGAGCCGGCAGTGTGGACATCACGTTCAGCTTTCCGTTCGTCTATCTGTCATGAGCGTAGTCTTAAAGGTAGCTGCTACCAAAGATCATGTTCTGAAGGTGCCTGATGGTGATGATCAAATTGCCATGCTCCACTCGGCACTGGAAGATAGTATCTATATCAGTTGGGAAGTCAACAACACGTACCAAGCGTACTTTACGGCTTGGGATGACGATTCCGCTGCCTATCAAATGCTGACCGTGCAGAACATGGTTGAGATTGACGGCCAGTGGTTTGTCATCAAGCAGTGTGAGCCGGACTACTCCGGTGGTATTGGCACAACAGCCATTACTCTGCAGCATATCTCTGGCGAAATCAGCCGTATGCGCATCTACGGTAGTGACCCAGTCGATTGGGGACAGTACTCGCATACTGGCAACAGCAATGTATCCCTGGACGTGCCGGATAACGCTGAAACGGTTGCTCAGTCGGTATCTCCAGGTGATATCCTAAATGCCTTTTTTGGCGGTGATAACGGTAATAACTGGAACATCACCTACCAGGTAATCGGCAGCTTTAACAATGCAATGGTTGAAAAACCTTATGCAGCCGGTTCTGGCAAGGACGCTATCAGCCGGATTCTGGAGGCGTGGTCGTCAGCGGTCTTTTGGCCGGACAATCTTAATCTGCGTATCTACTCGCATGACGAGTTTTACAAAGACTATGGCCACCGCTATGACTATCTGTGTGATACTTCGGAAGTCCAGTTGCAGTATGACACAACCGATATGACAAACGCTGCCCGTCTGGTTGGTGCGACACAGGAAATCCAGACTACCAGCGATACCGGGTTGCCTAATGGATCGCTGACTGCCAGCGGTGGCGCTCAAAGCGTTATCGCTGACGCCAAGAAGTATCTCGGTGTCCCGTATGTATATGGCGGTGGACGACCGGTTGGTACTGCTAATCCGTACAACGGGATGGACTGCTCGAGCTTTGTCAGCAGAGTCTACTATGATTTCGGGATCAATATCCCCGCCTATACGGTAGCAATGGAATCCTATGGCCACGAAATCAGTCGTGATCAAGTACAGACCGGCGACATGGGTTTCTACGGATCAAAAGGTGCTAGCCATCACATCTGTATGGCTTTGGATAACAGCACAATGATCTATGAGCCACAGCCTGGCGAGGTGTGCAAGACGGAGCCGATCAGCTACTACCCGCCGACATGGTGGGAGCGTAACGATGATATGGCCAAAATCGTTGCCGGCGGTTCTTCCAGTGGTGATGATGGAACGGCATCTACAACTGATTCTAAGGAGCAGTACTACTTTGCTCCTTTTTATTTTGTCGATGAAGCCAGCCATCAGCGCTGGGGATTGTTCGTCGGGGATGACATCACCAGTGACACGATAACTGACAAAGAGCAGATGAAAGCTTATGCCGAGTCACAATTCAAAGCTAATCCAGACTTTACTCTGCAGCTTACGGTTGATCCAGGTAAAGAGATTATCGAAGGTGATATGGTACGGCTGGAGATTCGGCCGGCTGACTATGTCACCAAAGTTGGATTGGTTGGGTATCATAAATATCCATACAGCCATACGCAGTCGTCTACGGTTACGCTAAACAGCAATGCTGCTAACATCCTTGACTTTCAGCGTTCACAACAGACTAATTTGTCCAGACTGCAAGAGCAGACTAAATCACTGATTATTAGCAGCAATAACAGGGATGATTCAAACAACGCCTGGAACGAAACGGAGGTGAAGGCATTTGACAGCAGCAAACGTAGTTGACGTATCGGAGTGGCAGCCGACCAGTATCGACTGGGCCAACCTGAAAGCTAACGGCGTCAAAGCAGTAGTCGTGCGTATCGGTCATGGCGTGACGCGTGACGAGCACGCAGCAGACCATATTGCCAACGCGACCAAAGCTGGGCTGATTGTCCATGTCTATCACTACTACGAAGGCGTAGACGGCGAACTGCAGTATTCGGTCAACAACGCTAAGAGCCTAAACATCCAGCCTAACGTGTACTACTTCCTGGACATGGAAGGCACAATTGCCGGGTCGTGGTCGAGCATTTTCGAGTCGTTCCGCAAAGCTTGGGTGGGCTATGGCTGGAATACTGGCTTGTACTGCTCACTAAGCAACTACGCCAAGTTTGACGACGCAACGCTTGTTAAGCAGGGCGTGTACCGTTGGATAGCAGCGTGGGGCAGTAATCAGCCAAGCAACGCCGACATGTGGCAGTACGACAGCAAGACAGGCCTAGGCAACTATACAAGTGCACTAGACAAGGACGTTGATATTGCCGGCAAGCTGATCAAAGCGCCGGACAGCACAGTTGTTGAGCCGACCGACCCGAACGGCAACTACACGATCAAGCCCGGCGCATTTGTCGGGTTTGACCATTCGACTACCGAGCTACAAGGTGGCGAGATGCTGGTTGCCAGTCCAGACGGTCAGAACAAGATACCTAAACTGGCACCTACGGGTGCTTTTTTGTTTAACAACGCTGACGGCGACAACATGTGGACACTGATCAAGCCTAAGGTCGGCACGATTAAAGGTGAGAAAGGCGACAAAGGGGATGCCGGAGCCAATGGCAAGTCGGCGTATGAAATTGCCGTAGCCAATGGCTACAGTGGCACACAGGCACAATGGCTTGCGTCGCTGAAAGGTGCAGATGGTTCTGCCGGTAAGGACGGCCAAACGTGGCAACCGTACATTGCTGACGACAAACACTGGCATATCCGACTGATTAACAACGTGGACATGCCGGCTATCGTTGGTGTAATTACGCAGGGCAACGCTAACGACCTTACGATGGACGACAGCTATCGTATCGATGGCACGGTTGCCAACATACCGTCAACCAGTGGTTTGTTAACGATTAGGGCCAATAGTGGTGAAGTATGGCAGACGTACATCGACAGCGCGACCGCCGACTGCTATACCCGTACCCGTCACAATGGCACGTGGACGGCATGGCGGTTAACAACGCAATGGAGTTAGGAGGTGAGTGAGTGACAACACAAGATATTGACTTAGGTGTTTTAGCACGTGGGCCTAAAGGTGACAAAGGTGATAAGGGCGATACCGGCCCGCAAGGTAAGCAGGGAGTTCAAGGCCCACAAGGGCCAAAAGGCGACACTAATGAAACTGCTACTAATGCTTTGAAGTTAGCTAATAGTGCGAATGATAAGCTCAGTGCTATTCAAGCCAACGGTGGTGGACGGAATTATCTTAGAGATTCTGATAAGTCGACCTCTGGTTGGGCTCAAGATTTAGGAACAATGCCTAATGAAGTATTAGATTCTTTAGCAGGCGAAACAATCACGGTATCAGTCGACGTTGAATGGAGTAATTACCAACGCTCTGATGGTCAACAAAATCGTTTGGGCTTTGAATTAGCTGTTAGTGGTAGTGACGGGAACAGTTACTGGTTTGGTGCGTGGAAAGGGCCGGCAACACCAAGTGGCAAAGAACGGGTGTCTACAACTTTTACGCTTCCGGCAAACGTAACTTTTACCGTAAATAATAACGGCCTAAACGGCTACGTAGGCATTGATGGCACTGGAAGAGTTAGCCATGCAAAGATTGAGAAAAACACTATCGCTCACGATTGGTCGCCAGCGCCAGAAGATATCCAGTCCGAGATTGACGCTACGTTAAACAACAAGGCCAACAAGTCCGACCTGACGTGGGCTAACATCTCGGGCAAGCCAAGCATACCTGATGCCGACGCTACGACGACTGTATCAAGTGGGGACCTTAACAACTACACGACAACGGGTAAGTACTACATGCCTAACGGACTGTCTCAATACACCAATCATCCGACTACCGGTACTGACATGGGCGATTGGTTCGTGATGAAGGTCGATGCGTATCACGGCAGCGACATGGACATGATAGTGCAGACAATTTATCAGATTAATTCTGGTGATGTTTGGATAAGGCAACGTTGGAGTGGAGCCTGGAAATCATGGCGTCAAATTAACTTCTGGTCATAGAAAGGCGGTGAGAAATTGGCAACAACTGACATTGACTTGGGCGTCGTAGCTCAAGGGCCGAAAGGCGATAAAGGTGATAAGGGCGACACCGGTGCTACTGGTCCACAGGGTATTCAAGGCCCGCAGGGTAAACAAGGTATTCAAGGCCCGCAAGGTATTCAAGGACCGGCCGGCAAGCCTTTCAGTATTAAAAAGACCTACGCAACCGTAGCACTGCTTAACGCTAACGGGCCAAACGATTTAAGTGAAGGTGACTTTGCGATTATCGACTCGACCGTCGATGACGCAGATAATGCCAAGCTGTTTGTGTGGACCGGTGGCAAGGCATCGCTGGTCACTGACATGTCGGGTGCACAAGGTATTCAAGGCCCACAAGGCAAACAGGGTGTGCAAGGCGCACAGGGTCCACAAGGCGTGCAAGGCGAGCAAGGCGCTAAGGGTGATACCGGTATGTCTGGTAAGAGCTATAAGCCGTACATCAATGAAAGTGATGGTCATTGGCATTTAACGGTTGATGACCCTAATGATGTATTGACTGACCCGTTTGCGGTTACGGCGGTTACTTCTGGCACGTGTGATGGGCTAACAACGTCTGGATACTATGGCGTTAATTCGACGAGTGTTAATGGCAAGCCAAGTAGTGAGACTGGCTTGCTCAAGGTAATTAATGCCGGCGGAATCATCACGCAGACCATGCACACGGTTTCTGACAATCTATATATCCGCAACAAGCACAATGGCGTCTGGACTTCATGGCGTCAGACAACTCAATGGAGTTGATGAAAGGTGGTGACTAGATGGCTAACACTGTACATGCACGTGGCGAGTTCCAGCTCAATACTGACTACCACGTGCTCGACATTGTATCTAATGGTGACCGCAGCTATGTCTGTGTGCGGGCCAATGACGGCGAGGACGTAACCGACCAAGAATACTGGATGCTACTTGCACAGGGTAAGCAAGGGCCTAAAGGTGATTCGGGCTCGATTGCTACCAACGGCTTAAACACGGCTGACCTAAACGATTTAAAGTCTAACGGCTACTACTATACCAACGGACAGACACTGACACACAGCCCAGCGCCTAACTCGGCATATGCCAACATTATCGTGGTAGCGAGCCCCACTGGTGCTAACGGTACGCAGTTCCTGCATGATACCGACAACAACGAGCTGTATATCCGCTCGTGGCGGTCAGATGGTACATGGACTGCTTGGCGTCAAACCACCTTGTGGACATAGCGAGGTGAGCACATGGACTATCAGAAAGGCTATGTACTGATGAGCGATTTAACCACGCTGACAAGCTCATATCGTACTTGTGTACAGCACGTGTATGATAAATCGTCTTGGCTGTTAAATGCCGTCAATGGCGTTTTCATGGATACTGACGTACATAAATACACGGTGCCGGACTTGTCAGACGAGCTGATCAATCGCAACGCCTACATCTGGCTCAAGCACCTAATGCAGGACGTGCAGACAGCGGTTAACAGCGTTGTTGCGTGCTACAACTATCACTCGCTGATTGATCAGCAAACCGGCGAGCTGACAAGCACTGTATCGCTCTGGATTCCTAACAGTTTGTCGCTAAACGATGAGCTGCTGAACAACTTAAACAACGATTTCAAGTCGGCTAACGATACGTTAGACCGGCTTTTTGATTACGTAGAACCGTATTTGTAAAGGAGGGGAACAATGGCAGTTAACGAGTATGTCGAGCTTGACATCTTAAAGCCCGGCACAACGCTAGTCGACCTGACCAAGAATTTTCAAGGCCGGGTTGGCGACAGCCGGGCTTTCTGCAAGCTATGGATTAAAGTCAATGGATTGCCATACGACCTAACTAAAGACAACCGGTCAGTCGGTTTTGCCGGCAAAGACCCGGCTGGCGACTTATATCGTGCCGTTGGTTGGGCTGACACTGATCAGCCTGGCGACAATGCTCAAACGGGGCGGGTGACGTACTACTTTCCGGACGGCATGTTCAAACATGAGGGTGATTGGGACAAGGACAGCACCTACTTTTACGTTCAGGACAGCAAGGGCACGGTATCAACGGTCAACGTTTGGCTGCATGTCTTGCCTAACATGGTCGAGATGGGCGTCAACACTACGCCATACCAATCAGATATGGACAAGGCAGTGGCTGATGTACAGGCGAAAGCTGATGAAGTTAAGGCACAGCTTAGCAGCATTTTAAATGGATCAGCTTTTACCGGTATGACGTCGCAGCTTAAAGCAACGCAAGACACAATCAACGCGTACAGCACGCTAGTCAATAGTAAGCAAGTGCCTACTACTGACCAGATGCAAGCGTATGTGCAGAGCTTTTTTAACGCTGAAACGTCAACCGCTGACCTTAACACGTTGGTAACGCCAGGTAAGGTTTACTACGTTGCCAACACGAGCGCCAGCAATAATCCAAACGGCAAGGCTGGGTTTATGTCGGTTAAGGGCACGTCTAGCAACCTGGTACAGGTCTTCGTGGACGGCGAGGCTAACGAGTTTATTCGAAGCCGCTTTGCCAACACGTGGACGGATTGGCGCCGAACTACGGCATGGAATTAAGAAGGAGGTAGCAATATGACTACATTTGTAACCCGTGGGGGGGTAACTTAAACCCTACTGATAGCGCGGTTTCCGTTACGAAAGGCGGTGACCGCTGATGGCAATCACACAGATCACAGCAGGGCAGGAAGACTGGCTCAGCACGCTCAATAGCAATTTGAGCCAGATTGGTGCAAAAGTAACCCAGCAAAACTTAGCAGTTACTTTTGTCAACGGATTTAGCGGCGATGTTGCAGTCGTGCACTACACCTTTGATACTCACATCTTAACAATCGTGCAAGGTTGGATCAGTACTGGCAACGCTACTCTGAGCGCTGGCGTCAAAAAGGAAATCTTTAAAGTTCCCGCCGGCACCGACTTAGGATCATGCTACGTCTGGACTACTAACGGCAGTATGCGCGGTGGACGAGTCACTGTGGCAACTGATGGCACGGTCTCTTTCGAAATGGAAGACCAGGTAGGAGCAGGCGGGTTGCTATCAATCTTAGGTGCACGTAACTACTAACGCCGATTCAGCCAGTCCTTCTGCCCGGAAAGGACTAGAAAATATGTTCGATAAAATTTTCGGGGGGGGGGCGCAAATGCGCTCCTGATTAGCCACGCGAACGTCTCCAGCAAAGGGGGCGTTTTTTAATGGCTGTAACGAATATCACTGCTGGACAAGAGGACTGGCTGTCCGTACTTAACAACGACTTGTCGCAGATCGGCGATAAGGTCGCAACTACTGCATATCCAGTGACGCTCACTAACGGTTGGCAAGGATCGCTAACGTGCAACTCATGGAAGATTGGCAGTCACTGGCTGTCGATTGTCTCTGGCTGGCTAAGCGGCAAGGACGTCACGCCTAACCAAGACGTGGAGTTTGCCACAATGCCAAGCGGTGCACCTAGCCACCTGTTCTCTAACCTTATCTACCCGCAGCGCGCATCAATCATAGGCGACATCAGCACCACGACTGATTCAAGCGGTATGGTACATCTACGCATGTATATTCCGGGTAGCGTCTATAGTGGGCCAACGCTTAACGTATTTGCGCTGGAAATCTGGTAGCAACCACAGCCAGTCCTTAGAAAGGACTTAAAAATGCCGGTATCTACTATTACCGCCGGTCAAGAGGACTGGCTCAAAGTGCTTAATAGCAACGATCAAGCTAACCATTTAACTGTAATCAAGACTACTGCAACGCTCATCAATGGTTGGAGCGGGGTAATCAACCTTTATCGCATCGATGCCGATGGATTCCGTCTGTACGAAGTCGATGGCTATCTTAATCTCCCACCTAACACGACCTTACAGCGTGGTGCAAAAGCGGAAGTATCTACTTTTGGCGGAGTTTTCGATGAGATGAAAGGATTGATCCTGCCACTGAGCGGTTACGTTGTCACTGGAGATATGGTCTTCGACCCCGCAGACAACAAGATCAAAATCTATGGTGGGCTAGAAAACGTAACCGCTGGGAGTACAACGTTCCAGTTTGCAGCAAGTCTTTGCAAGAATTAGAAAGGAAGTAAACTATGGCGGACGAAAACGCAAAGCAAGTGCTCGTCTACACGTACGACACGACCGACCGTCTGCATGCTCTCACCGGCGCAGTCAGCGTTGCTGAGGGTACTGCACTCACGGACGGTCAGACAGACGTGGCACCTGCAGATAACAACCAGTTTTGGAACGGAACTAAATGGGTAGGTGGCGACCAACTCGTCACGGCCTATCACTATGACGCCAACGGCTACTGGGACGGCTCAGTGCTGATTCCAGACGGCGCGCCACTGCTGGCGCAAGAGACGACCGTTGCCCCACTTGATAAGGACGGGCGCGGCATGTACAAGCCTAAGTTTGACACTACGCAGAACACGTGGGTTGAAACATTGACGCAAGCGGAAATCGACGCGCTCAACAAGCCGGCTGCGCCAGAACCAGACGCACAAGACCAGCTCAACAAGCAGTTGATGGTCCGCATCGCCGGACTGCAAACGAGTGTAGCCACGCAGGCTAAGCTCAATGCCACCTTGATGAAGGACTTAACCGAAATCAAAAAGAAGATGGCTGCTGACACCACTACCACGAACGCTTAGGAGGAGATAAACATGGCTAACGATTTTATGTTTGGCATCTACAAGAGCTACTACGAAATGAAACTGTTCACTAAGGACGATCTGGACTTGTTCGTCGAAGTCGGCGACCTGAGCGCTGACCAAGAAAACCAAATCTTAGGCGTATCTACGTCAGCTGGTGCCAGCGAATCCACGAGCACGGCTACCAGCCAAGCCTAGCTAACTAAAACATAGTCGCCAGAGAAAGCTAACAGTACCACGCGGGGCGGCTTTTAGGAATTAGGAAGGCGAGGAGAGACATGGATATGCATAGACCTTTCGGCTTTGACTGGGGCGAGTGGGTGGCGATCTTTACGCTGATTGGCGTGGTTGCCACCTATGCTAAGACGTCAATCAGCCACACAGCTAAGGACTCTAGCAAAGCCGAATTCGAGCAACTGACTGAGTCGATTGCTCAGCTTAACAAGACGATGATCAAAGTCAACATGGTTTTGGATAGTCTCAAAGCCGACCGTGAGTCGACCAACCGACGGCTTGATAAAATCGAGGCAACGACTGACAGGCACGACATTCAGTTGGCGAGAATCGAGGAACACGTGATGACTAAGGGGGATAAATAGCGATGAAGACAGTTAATGACATTGTAGAATGGCTAATCCAATCTGGCACGCTGGCCGTACTGGTGGCCTTTCTGTGGACATATGCGAAGCCGTTGTTGACTGCTAAGGCTAAGACAGCCAAGACGGAACAGTCACATCAACTCTGGACGCTGGCCGAACAGGTAGCGGAAGCGGCTGTCAACACGATGGCTAGCCGGTCCATGTCTGGCTCGGAGAAGTACGCTAAGGCTGTTGAAATGGTACAGACGTCACTGGCCAAGTCTGGACACCATATCGCACCAGAAGATGCAGAAGCCGTTGTTCAATCAGCTTACGAAAAGTCTGGAGTGGCTGAAAAGCAAAAGAGCACTGACAACGTAAATGACACGCAGCCAGTGCTTAGCAAGTGAGAGGTGATATTATGACAATTAAAGTAGTAGATGTATACTCTGGCTCGCCACGAAGCTATGCTACTGATCCTAATGCGCAAGGCGTTATTGTCAAGGCTACACAGGGTACTGGCTATGTCAATCCATTCTGTGACACAGATTACCAAGCAGCTAAAAACGCAGGCAAACTGCTAGGCGTATATCACTATGCCAGCGGTGGCGACCCGGTAGCGGAAGCCAAGTATTTTCTTGCCAACGTTAAAAACTACATTGGTGAAGCAATTCTTGGTTTGGACTGGGAAGCAGGACAAAATGCCAGCTGGGGAAACACTAACTGGTGCCGGACGTTTGTAGACTACGTACACAGCCAGACTGGTGTCTATCCAATTATCTACGTGCAGTTCAGTGCTGTTTGGCAAGTAGCCAACTGCTCCAATTCTTGTGGCTTGTGGGGGGCTGGTTATCCTACCTACGCTAACAGCTGGGCAGTGCCAGCATTCCTGAGTTCGTATAAGTTTGCCCCTTGGTCCAATCTGACTGGCTGGCAGTATACTGGCAACACGATGGATCGTTCTGAGTTTTATCTTGATGCGGATGGTTGGCACAAGTTGGCCAAAGGTGATGGCACCGTACAGCCAACGACTCAGCCGCAGCCACAGCAAGATAAAAAAGCCGCTGCAGAGCCTACGTCAGCCGGCACTACTTGGCGAGACAGCTTGGGCGTTACTTGGCATGCAGAAAATGGCAAGTTTACTGTAGGCTCTGGCTATGTCCTGCATCTGCGCTGGGGTGCTACGCCTTCTAGCTCTGTGATTGCCGTATTATATGGCGGATCAGTGGTTAAGTATGATGCATGGGCACGGACTAATGGTTTTGTCTATCTGCGTCAGCCACGAGCTAACGGCCAGTACGGCTACGTTGCCTGTCGAGATGCACGCACTAATGAAGCATATGGATTGTTTGAATAATATCTACAATTAAATACAAGCCCTACACATGGCGCCAAAAAAATTTCAAAAAAGAAAAGAGGTGAGTCCTCTTCTTAATTAACACTGGCCGTGCGTAGGGCTTTTTATTTTGCCTAAAAAGTATTATAAAATATCTAAATAAGTATTGTAAAATATACTATGTATGTTATAATAAAAGCATAAAGAAAGGGAGGTAATCAAAATGAAGACGATCATGACTAACGCTTGGAAAATTGCTCGGGAAGCTGCCAAGAAGTTTGGCGGCAAGGCAATTGAGTATATCGGAGGTGCACTTAAGATGGCCTGGAAGATGGCTAAGGGATTGTCCGAAAAGCAAATCAAGGCTCTTGAAAGCAAAGGCTACAACCACTGGACTACAGATGATCATGATCGTCTGTACCTGAACATTTACAAACATGATGGCATGTTCCACTACGGCAAGTGGAACGGGGAAGAGATTTTCCCAGCTGAACAGCGGGCAATCAAGGCCATCAAAGTCTGGATCGACGTTAAGACCGGTGAAATTTTCACCGACTACACGCGGGTCAACCGCTACGTTGATCAATACAAGCCAGTGCTGGTCGGCGCTGTGGAGGCAGACCTGGCAAGCATCAAATAAGGAGGAGTTTAAAATGAATGATTTTCAGAAAGCGTGCGCAGTAATTGAGGAAAAGAAATTTAGTTTTGAAAGTATGAGCCAAGCGTCTGGAGCGTCAGTCCCAACGTTGAAAGCTTATCGGGCCAACCCCGACAAAATGAAATCAGCCAAGTGGGAGGTAGTCCACAAGCTGGCTGATATGTATAGCAAAAAGTTGTACAAAACGATTACCGATGAAACGGTTGTTGATTTAGTCCAACAGTATTTCTCTGTCATAGGTGGCGGAGACGAAAAAAATACGGTCAACAAATGGCAAATGTTTTACCAGTTTGACCGCATTATCGTTAAATATCGCGGCGAAGTGGTCGCAATCGTCAACCCAAAAGGCCAGCTGGTTGGCAAACTGGCCTATGCTGCTGAAGTCGCAAGCATTGTTAGCGAGTATAACCCGAAAGTGTCATATGCTAATTTTGATGCCGAACGGGTTGAAAGCATGACTTTTGACGATTTGAAGTTCGTGAAGGAACTTGAAACTTACCAAAAGATGGTTTCACAACATGGATAAAATAAAAAAGCAGCTCCTATTCGGGGTTGCTTTTTTATTACACTGATATATACTTAAATCGTATTTCCCACGTATGTGGGTGTGATCCCAATATTGATATCAGGGATATTGCTCTATAGCAAGTTTTCCCCACCATGAGTGGGGCTGCGGTCGTCATATGACGGCCGTTTTTTTTGTACAACGAAAGTACATCAGCGTTGTACTTTATAGGTTTTTATAGTTTCTCATTTGGCGTTAAATCAATGACTTAAAATTATAGATATTACTAATTATTTATAAAGACGTTCTCAAATAATGTTACTACCCTAACATAAATGGCTATATACAGGCGTTTTAAGCATATGTGTACAGCATACGTACAACAATTTAAATTTTATCCAACTTTGACTCGATTTGATCATCGGATTTACGTTTATACTCGTCGATAAAGTAAGCATAAGTGTTGCTGGTGATTGACATGTTGGCATGACCCAGCCGCTTACTAATCGCATATAGGTCCACACCTTGACTGAGCAGATAAGCTACATGAGTGTGCCTTAGACTGTGGAAATGAAAAGACGGTTTATCAATGCCGGCTTGCTCTAGATATGCTCTTAAAACTCTGTTGACGCGCATATCAAGTCGCGGAGTACCAGTTACATCAAAAATTCTATCCGCTGTTTTCGGGATTTTTTTAAACTGATCTAGCAGCTTGGCATTAACACGAATCGTACGCACCGAAGACGGGGTTTTAGTCGGTATAAAGCCACGCTTGCCGTGATAGTCAAACGCCTTATCGATGCAAAGCGTTTTGTCATCGAAATCGACATCATCCCACGTCAACGCAAGAATCTCTCCAAACCGCGCACCGGTATAGATTGCTGTCAAAATCATGTATGCAGGGATGTTGCCTGGTGATAGATTATCAGTCACGACTTTTGTCAGCCGTTTTAGCTCATCGATAGACAGATACTCAACACGATTGTCCGAATTGCTGTTATAAGCAATTTTTGCGCCATAGGTAAAATCACGAGATATGATACCGTCAGCGATTGCTGACTTAACGCAAGCGCGAACCCGAGACTGCAAGCTTGATACTGTTCCTTTGGCATGATTTTTGCCGAATTCGTTGATAAAACGCTGATAGTTACCGCGAGTGATTGATTTGATTTTTGCCTTGCCGAAGTATGCCCGAACGTTTTTGATGTTAGTGGCATACAAAGCCTTAGTCCGCTTGGCTAAGTGTGGCTCTCGATATGTCTGATACCACTGTTCAAAATAGTCAGCAAACACGGGGTCAGCAGAGACATCCACACCTTTACCCAGCTCAGATTCAAGCTCGGCTGCATAGAGCTTAGCCTGAGCTTTAGTGGCAAAACCGGCTTTGGATTTTTGATGCAATTTACCGTCAGCATCACGCCAGGAAACTCTAGCCTGCCATTTGCCGTTGCGTTTCATAAAATTTGCCATAATATCCGCTCCTTCGTGGTATAATGGCAGTGCTTTGAACTACTCCCCACTCGCTTTGCGCGGGTGGGATTTTTTTATTTTCAATCAATTTAGATCGTCGTATGTCAGATGGATAATAGCTTGGCTATTTTTGCCGCTATCGTCTTTGGTTTCAGACGACCAGTAATGCTTACCAGTCTTTTTAGAAACGTAATGATCTTTTGATGTTTCTTTGAGATCTGATGCGGTCACTTTACGATAGTTCTTCAGTACCTTTTTGTTTGAGACTGATGCGCTATCGGTCTCAAAATAGTTGAATTTAACGGCTGACACAACTTTTTTGCCGTCAGCATTGGTAGTTGGATAATACCGCACGTATGATCGTCCTTTAACGGTGTAGTAAGCTCCGTCAGAATGGCTCTTTGCATTCTTGGCCACCTTTGAAATTGGCGTACCTAATTTGTAGTAAGCAGCAGGCTGTTTCTTGCTGTGGCCACCAAATAATCCTGAGCAGAGAAAAATGACAGCTAAAATTCCAGAACCGACAACAACTGCTTTTTTAGCAAATGAACTGTACTTGGCATATTTATCCGGCTTGGCTGTGTATTCGTGCCAGGATCCCCAGGCTAGGCAGCCAAAAACGATTGCTAAGAGAATATCGAACATTTTATTACCTCCCAATAGCTTTTAACGTCATTCACGCTTGGACGTATTGTTAGTATCTGTTTGAAGTATAATAGTTGTGCACTTCTTCCCTGACTACATTGTCAAGGTAGCTTGGCACTTCGTATGATTCCATAAAATCGTATACGTTTATGGTTTCTTTTGGCACGCCTTGGCAATAAAAAGGAACCATAAGCTTAACTGCGCCAGTGTTTGCTTTATATTCAACGGAGTGTTTGCCTGTGAAGGTAGCGTGGTAGAAGCAAATGTCGGTTTCATCACCATTTAAGATGTGTGAAATTTCGTGAGCAAGTTGAAACGAAATTTCAGCGGGGTGATGCCAGTTAAGGTTCATGACAATGCTGCGGTAATGGAGCGAACAGCCAGGCGGAGTTTCAGGAGCTAATTTATCGGTCCAGACAATATTAATATTATGGTTAAGGGCTAACTTTTCCAGATAGCTGCTAATCTCGGTCATTTTTGCCACCTCGATTCTGATAGAAGCTTTCATTTTAATGCTGTCTTGCTTTTCAAAGTGATCGTATTAATATAAACTTGGATCAAGAAAATGAGAAGGGGGGAAGACAATGAAAAAAATATTTAGAGCAATTAAAGATAGGTTTGAATTAAGTGCTTTTATTTCTATCATAATTGCCATGCCAGTAGCGATAGCAGTCAAAGACTTTAACCCTGGCTTTTTCATGTTTTTTGTCTTTCCCTGCTCATTTATTTTTCTTCGGTATGATGATTCTTCTCATCAGTATTTGAAGTATTGGGAGACTCATTTGAAATGGCGTTTCCACTAGTTTTAATTTCCAAGCCTAGCTTATCAGCTGGGCTATTTTTAATGGCTTTAAGTTGTTCTTCTTTAAGTAAATTATCGAGACGTTTACTGCGTCGTTCTTGGCACCACTCAACAAATCCTTGTTTTATGAAATCAGTTCCTCCCAAAAATATTAGAGTTGTGAATAGGAAACTATGCCCAAGGCTCCAAAGCTTATCAATAAAGATACTTAATGTTTTTAAATTAGCAATACTTGCGATAAAGGTGAAGAAACCAGGTGAATGGATATCTGCTGTCATTTGAACAGTTTGCAAAGTAGAATCATCTTTTGGGAAAATGGTTGCCCAGTCACCCAGTGTTAAATTTCCACCATGATTTGCATATATTCGAATATAGATATTATTACTGTAAATGAAAATTGGTGAAATTAGTCCCATAAATTCTGTAAGATGTTGTTTATCATCAATATTAAAAAGAGCTTGATGAGCATTCAATACCCAAACGAGAGTGGAAGGTAGTTCTTCCCTTCTAATAGTAGAGATCCATTTTACACTTCTGCGTTTAATATAGTTAGAGATTGCGAAGCCTTTGCCATTGCTTGGAGCATTTTTGATTCGTTCTTTGATGTAATCTGTATCTTCATCAAATGCATCGCTGGTAATACATCCAATGGCAAAATGTGATGATCTTTTGCTTGGCACTAATACAACATCACCTATGTGCATTCCTAATACGAAATGATAGGTCATATTGGATCGACCAGTTAAGCTTTGTTTGCTGATATCTGGATCATTGCTTTTTTCTTTAAAAACGTCCCTAATAGTTTCTACTGACTGAATACCTTTGATATTCAATACATCATCAACGTGAACGTTGTTATATCTGATCCCAACATAAGAATCGTCTATAAAATCTTCGAAATATTTTCCACCTTCAGCTCGTAAAAGCCAGAAGTGAGTATTAACATCAAATTCTGGAATGTATGCTTGTTTACTATTCATAATTTCAGTTTCCATAGTTTATTTTCTCCCACCGCGCAGCAGCCGTTTCATATATTCCAGGTCCTGTTCAGGGATAGGCTTGCCCTCGAAGGTGAAGATGGTGTCATCATCAGCGAGATCTGCGGTTTTGAGAGTGTCTTCCTTGGGGTCGCGGTGAGGGTTTAATGCAATATTCGGGTCAAGTCGTGGATCAATGTAGTCTTCACTTACGTTGAAGAAACTAGCAAGCTTAACGACATTTTCTTCTGACGGTAATCTTTTACCTCCAAAATATCCAGTTAAAGTACTGGCAGGAAGACCCGTTTGTCTTGTGATGTCTGATTTCTTCTTTCCGCTTTTAAGCAATAATTCGTTTAGGCGAGACGATATTATTTTCTTGTATTCCATTTCTTGAGGAGTCAGCGATTTACCAGGCATAATAGCATCTCCTTTTTTCATTAATAATATCATTTATTTCGCATCAATATGAAAAAAATTCTAGAAAAAAGGAAAAAAGCATTGACTTACGCATCGATGAGTAATAATATAATACTCGTAAGGTTGATCAAGACCTTAACAAGAAAGGAGCATAGCGGTTTGTCGAGGCAACAAAAAAGAGCCCAACAAAAAGCTGAGCGACGTGAAACGATTCGGTTCTGGCTAGAAATCATTACCTTTATCGTCTTACTGATCGATCATCTAATTGCTTGGCTCTAAAAACATAAAGCAAGGGGAGTTAATTCTCCCCGAGCTTTAGTGTACCTTGACAAGTTGTAAGAATCAATGAAAAAAGAAACACGAGAAAGAGTCGAATTATGGCTGTTAGTAGGGATCCTCATTCTATCCTTACTCAGTCTATTCGGTTTCTAGGGGATGATAAGTTGACAATGACAATCAAAGCAGCTCGAGTTAATGCTGGGTTAACTCAAAAAGAAGCTGCGGAAAAACTGGGTATCTCATATCAGACGTTAAGTCGATACGAGAACAATCCAGGACAGATGCCAGTTAAGATGGTCCTAGATATGTGTGATCTATATCACATCAATGTGGACTCTCTTTTTTTACATTAAAATTACGCATTGATGAGTAAAAAAGAGGTGTAAACAATGCAAAACGTAAATACAGAAGCTGCCATTGAGAACGCAGCAAACGTGCAGATGTTCAAATATGGTGACGTTGAATTGCCGGTTAAGACTTATGCAGATGGCTCAATTGAATTTGATGCTGAACAAGCTGCAATCGGGTTTGGATTGTTTGAGGTTAAGAATGGTAAAAAGTACGTAATCTGGAAACGGGTTAATAAATATCTTTCGACAGAAGTGTCGAAAGGTGATTTCATCACTGAACCACAGTTCTACAAGTTGGCGATCAAGGCCAACAACCAGGTCGCAGAGAAATTCCAGAATTGGGTAACATCCGAAGTCCTTCCATCGATCCGCAAGCACGGAGCTTACATGACGGACGAGAAGATTGAGGAAGTATTGCTTAACCCAGACACGATTATCAAGCTGGCAACGGAGCTTAAGACTGAGCGGGAGCGTCGATCAATTGCTGAACAGCGAGTCAATGAATTGACGCCTAAAGCTAGTTACTACGATCTGGTGCTGAACAATAAATCGTTGGTCACAATCACTCAGATTGCCAAAGATTATGGCATGAGTGGTCAGGCAATGAATCATAAGCTGCATGATTTAGGCATCATTTACAAGCAGGGCGATACTTGGCTGTTATACAGCAAGTATCAACGGACTGGTTGGACGCATTCAGAGACAATCATGGTGACTAAAACAGACGGCACTCAGAAAGCCGTCATGCATACCAAATGGACGCAGAAAGGACGGCTTGGGCTGTATGAGCTGCTCAAACGGCATGGCATCCTTCCGCTAATCGAAACCGCTGATGAAAAGAAAGGAGCATAGCTATATGAGAACTATTGAAGAATTTGAGAAGGCAACTGCTAAGTGCCAAAAGCCAATGTCCGATTACTCACGGATCATTGTTGAGACAGACGAAAAAAGCCCCAAGACCTTAGCGGTGATCACAGATGACGACTGTGAAACCGTAGAAGGCCTCAGGGTACGGTTTATGCCAATCTATAAGGATTAGTCCTTATCTTTAGGAGGCATTGGGTCATTACCATACGAGTTCTTTAAGTTAATCTGACCGTTGCGCTTCTGACTAACCAACTCAGCATGATTATTAATAGCTTGTTGACGACCTGCTTTAATAGCTTCTGATTTGGTGCTGTAGATTTTAGAAGCACGAGTACTTCCGGAACTCTTAACAGCCCAACCGTTTGAACGAGGACTGACCCAAATTTGCTTTGGCATTTTGTCACCTCCTTTCACTAGGAGATAAATCAATTGTAGCAGAAAGGAGATGTAGGAATGAGCCCGTATCGGTATCAGCTGAACAAAGCAGAGTTCATGTCTGAATGGCATGACAGCAATGGTCAGCCAATGTCTGAGTCAACATATCAGCGAAGGCGGCGGGAAGCCACTGACTATCCAGACGGATGGCGTGTTTTCCTGCCAGATGGTCGCGTTGATATTCAAGAGTATCAACGTTTTATAACCTGGTTGGCAAAGAAGAAGCACGATAAGAAGCAAGACCCTCGCTTAGTCACATATCAGAAGTATTAGGAGGAACAACATGGACTTATTTGGACCTGTTTTTGGGATTTTGCTGGTAGCTCTGCTGCTAGTAGACCACAGCATCTTAGCTAATCGCATTACGAAACTAGAGAATGAGGTGAAACGATATGAACAACGTTACCCGAATTAACTGGATTGTACTCGCCTACCTGGCTGTCTGGAGCTGGGTAGACGGCTTCACTATGACAGCCTTTGGATTAACGGTTCTAGTGCTCACTGAAGCACTGTGGAAGCCGTTTGTTAACTCTAGTCTGGCCGTTAAGCTGTTCGGCACAGAAACGATGGCCAATGTTTTAGGACAACAAAAAAACGTTACTGGCCGCCACCAGTAACGCAGAAATCAAAACAATTTACAGAGGTAATTATATATGAATGACAAGCAATTGGAAACATTATTAGCCATTTTACCTATCGGTGTAATGGTTGATAATCCGGACATCGCTAATTGGCTCTTTAACGAGGAAGATTTGCGCAAGATGCGCAATAGTAATCCAGATCTCATTTTCGAGCCGGGAATTGGATTTGACTCATGGCCGAAGTAACACACTGCAAATGGTGTGGCAAGCCATGCATCAAGCCTATCTATCTGCCACATGGTGGGGCTTGTTGCAGCTTAAACCACGCTATCTTTTACCAACGATTATTAGTAGCTAACGAAATTAGGAGGGCTAAACATGACTGAAGAACAACAGATCCAAGACGGACGTATTCAGAACGAAGATGAGCTGTACAAGAAACTCTATTACTTGCGTTGCCTAAAGCAGGAACAGCATCAAGCTGATGAACGGCGTGATCGTGAGCTGGCTGAAACTGATGCCTGGTACAAGCCAGACAAAGAAACACGCAGCATGCAGATTGCCAACGTAGAAGCATTGATCAGTGACTTCTACATGCGTCAATACGAACAGAATCCGCATTACCGGTTTAAGTCTCGCAATGGCAATGTATCAAAGCGTAAGAGCACCGAATACGAGCGTAACGACAGCGAACTGCTTGAGATGGTCGATGACAAATACATCAAGACCACCAAGAAGCTTGACTGGTCCGCATACAAGAAGACGCTGACCGTTATGGACGATGGTCGTTGCGTCAATGAAGATGGCGAGATTGTCCCAGTCACCGCTCATGATGAAATCAAAGTCATTATCAAGACAAAGGAAGATGAT